ATCCGGTTCAACACATCTTTTGCCGCCGCCGTGTCTTTTACATTTATCGGTTTTACCTTGGGCACTTGCTGTACAATTCGGTTCATTACATCTGTTGCCTCCGCCGTGTGCTACACATTTATCGGTTTTGCCTATGGCACTCGCAGTGCAATCCGGTTCATTACATCTGTTGCCGCCACCATGCTTTACACACTTATCTGTTTTGCCTCTGGCACTTGCACTGCAATCCGGTTCATTACATCTGTTGCCTCCGCCGTGTGCTACACATTTATCGGTTTTGCCTTGGGCACCAGATTTACAATCTGGTTCAACACATAAACGTCTTTTACGCTTATTTATTACAACACAATATTCTTGCATTTTTATATTATTAGTAGCTGTATATTCAGTAATTCAATTTTGTGCTAATTAAGTCGTAATTTACGGCATTTTATCAATTTGTTACAATATTTTGTAAAAAATTGAAACCTTTTTATTGATACAAACAGAAGACGGGCTACCAACTTGGCCTAACAGTGGTTTAACATAAAGTAAAGTTGGAGACAGATAGCGTTAAAGGCACCGTTGAAAGTGCATAAATGGACTGCAATCCCTCTTGTTTGTATATAGTGTATATTTAAGTTACACGAGAATTGCATTATCCTGGACGAAGACTGAAAAGTCGGTCGTTCCGTTCCCTCTATGTAGTATTGAAATTGATTATCTAATATTGACTTGTAAAGCGTCTGTGCATAGCACATTGATTGCGCGTGAACCCTCGGTATAACTGATCACTATACATTGCCGGTTTGACTTGATAGTATCTAGAAAAAGATGGAAATACAATGCTTCGTTCGTTGTTTAGAATTGCACAATGAAAGTGTCAGTGAATGTTGTCTGGATTTTATTATCTCTATTCCACGAAAAAGTGGAATAGTATAATAACATGTTGCCCCAGTATTCATAGCCCGCATTTGCTATGTGCAAATGTAGGGCGACCACCCGTATCAAAAACGGGAAGCAATCACAGGGGACGCCCTGTTTTTTTTGCACTGTGGGTTCGGTTCTCCTTGAAAAATTGAACATAATAGGCTGTAATGAAGCAGTATATTAATTAATATAAAATATAATCTATCTATAATACATCATACTACAATATGAGCCAAAGTTACGAATGTCAATCATATAGTCGCGGGAATTCGGAGGCAAAATTCATACGTCCACCAACATTGACGCGGTCTAATTATGCGTGTTCGCAAATGATGAAAACGAATTCAACTGCTTATGGTCCATCATCTGTATTCCGATTTCCGCTGTCACTGATACACCCCGACGATATTGCCCCACAGCAAATGATACTGCCGAACCCTGACTGGGCGGGTGGGTCTTATACACAGACAGCGCACAATGCTGGCGCCAATGCATATCAAGTGTATTCTGACGAGGAGCTAAACGTATCAGATAATGACGTTGTTTTAGATGAACACGAATCTGCATCAGATACGGATGATGATATTGCTGTGACTACCCGAGCAGAAACGCCGACTTTGCCAGCGAGACACGCGGCGTGTACAACATTTACTCTTCCCAATGGTGAGATCCGTAATGGTTATAGTGTATATGATAACATATATTGGTTGGGAGAATGCGAATACGCCGACGGATCCACATATTACGGCGACTGGATGAATGGAAAGCGCCACGGCTTGGGTAAGATTGTTGAGTACAACGGCTATATGTATTACGGCTGGTGGGAAAATGATATGAGACACGGGCAGGGGGAGGCGAATTACCCAGATGGGTCTATGTTTGACGGTGACTGGAAATATGATAAAAAATACGGGTTTGGCAGGATAACGCGACCTGACGGAACGAGCTTTGACGGCGAATGGATAAATGATAAACGGGTTTGATACACATGTGTTTTCTATAAAAAATATGTTTATTTGGTGTTTTTGTATTTTTTATATGTAGGTTCTCCATATTCTATATCAAACCGAGTTAAATACATCTTGGTATTCTAGTATAGTATAATTATTATAAAATGACGTCGTTCCTAGTTTTTTGCCCGCATTGCAATCAGGGCATTGAGGTAATAAAGCGGAATTGTTGCATTTTTAGATGTGGTATAATGAAATCGGATTACAAGCAAATTCCGCCGCATTTGCCCAAATTGGAGTGTGATAAATTGGCCGCAGAGGATAAAATATATGGTTGTGGAAAGCCGTTTCAACTGGTGTTGATTGAGGGGGAATGGAAACCAGTCATTTGCGAGTACATTTGATGCCATTAGTGGTAGGTTCTCGTTACTATAATTTTTAATGAGTAAAATGTAATATAAAACCAATTGTGCAGTATTGTCTAATAGGTTTATCTGTAACGAACAAAATATATTGATATAGTAAAATGTATTTTGTATTGATCGGAATGTTTGCGGCGTTATTAATGTCGGTAGGGGCAACGGAACAGCTATCATTTAGCGGTGGCGGCGCATTTGGTGCGGTTGAAATCGGTATTTTGAAGAAAATCAGAGAAAGTAGTCACGTAAAATACGATAGATATACGGGCATTTCCGCGGGGGGATTAAATGCGGGGTTTTTATCGCATTTTTCGGATATAAATGAGGGTATTAAGGGGGCGGAACATTTGTATTCTACCATGCGTAATAAAAATGTGTATGAGGTCTTGCCTGATACGGGGAATTCCTTGTTAAATACGCATCCTCTACATAAAACGTTGACGTCTGTTGTCGCGAATATGTCGTCGGGTCCAGTAGTAGATACCTTGATCGGTACGGTCAATTTGTATACTGGTAACTTGGATACATACAAGTACAACGACAATCATTCGACCGAAGATAGGGTCTCATTGCTGATGTGCACTTCGGCCATTCCCGTTGCATTCCCGCCCATAAAATACAAGAATTATATGTATGCCGATGGCGGGACACTGAGCAATGAGTTACTAGATGTGGTGCATTCCGCGGATTATTTGAAGATTACCTATATTACTCCGTACGGACTGATGACGGAAAATGACAAACCGATCACGTCTATCAAGGAAATGGTGGCGAGAACCTTCCAAATCGTCAAGAAGAACTATAACAATCCGTTTACCCGTTTAAACCACGAATGTAAAACCCCGTATGGTGAAATCACTTATTACTATGTTGATAGCAAGGCGTTGGACGGGTTTAGTATGTTGAACTTTGATAAGGGGGCGGAGTTGGTTTCGATCGGATATAATAACGTGAAAAGCAAGAAATATACGCTGTGTTGATCGTTTGTGTATTAGTCACACCACATACATTTGTGTTTGTTGACTGCACACTCTTTACATAGATTTGGCACTAAATAAAGATACCCGAACGGATTCGATACGTGGTTTGGATTGGTGTATCCGTGCACTAGTTTATTCTTACATTGTTTACAGTTATATTTTGGTGGTGATAACTGCATTTCACTACGCAAATTTGCGTGCTTTTCGCAAATATATTGTAGTTCTTTCATTTATAATAATATACGTGTTTACTTTTATACGTATATTGTTAATGTTATTGTGGGTTCTCCATTAGACACATATAATATTCTTATCAATTTGGTTGTCTTTGAGAACATTCTTGATGATTTTATCTTCAAATTTGAGGTCTTCTTCCTTGCCATACCCTCCCAACGACGCCTTGTGATACGCGAAGTATTTTTCACACACATCCGTGCCAATCTGTTCAACTTCTGGTTTGCTATCGTTGTACCATCTCCACATTTCCTTCATATTCTTCTTGGCGACACCACGCACCGCCTTGCGTAAGTGGGTTTTATCTGCGTCATCCTTTTCCCATTTGTCGGCGTTCTTGATGTAAACGGTTTCGCGTTTCAGGTCCGTGCAATGCAATGGTCGTGTGTGCAGGTCCATATTACGGAAGTTTTTCATTAGGGTTGTTGAAATGCCTTCTATGAAGCCAAATTCACCAGTATGTATGAAATCTTCTCGTGTGACTTGAATGGAATTGATGAAATCGTCCATTGTAATGGCATCTTTGCACGTTTCGTTCAAGAACACATTGAGATTGAACTTGTTGTTGGTAGTATTGTTGCAGTTATTGTTACCTGCTTTATTTGCGAGCTCCATCATCTGTTTGTTTTGCTCTATTAACAAGTCTTTGAACTCGGAGTTTTGTTTCACTAGTTCTAAAATGAGATGAGATTGGTCAGATTTATCGGGTAATTTGTCGCGCATAAACTCAAACATCAATGCCATCATTTCTTCGGGTTTTGGAAAGGTGGGCTGTGGGGTATCAAGTGTCTCGGGGGCGGACAAAGTGGTCTGTGGGTGGTCGGTCGCTTCTGGGACTGGACCTTTGCATTTCTTTTGGTGATACCACATACCACTTCTAGAAACGTATTCTTTTTGACAAATTGAGCAAGTGATGGGTTGGGGAGAATCTTGTTCAATATCGTTCAAAACGTCAACCTTCTTATGTTTTGCAGTGGTTAAATGCCGATTAAAATCTTTTTTGTTACGGGTATCAAAGTTGCATTTTATACAACTATAAACGATTGGGGGTTTTTGGGTTAACTCGGTTCGAATGTCGTTCATATATATAGAACAAGATATTACCCCTAAACCCTTTTCCACATAAAACACTTAAAAAAGTATGCAGTCAAGTTTTTCATCAAAAATCGTAATTTGCAGCATTATGCTCACAACGTGTTTTTCAAAGAGGTCTTTTGCAAGATTTCCCTGGCACTTTTGAAAAATGGACATTTATTTTTGTCCATTTTTACCGAGCGATGCCATTTCTTTTCTGGACTTTTTAAAGAGTGAATAGAGTAGTATAGTAAAAAGGCTCCCCAACGTGGGCCAATGTAACATCTTTGCCCACATCATAATATTCTTGCAAAATTACACATACAGTAAAAAATTGAAAACTTTTATGTATTCAATAGTATTGCATCTATGCTAAAACAATAAGTAAAATGACAGCTCGTCCCAGCAACATTGATATTCGCGGTCTGTTAAGAAATTCGCTAAATGGAGGAGTAAGTAGTATGCATGCTATTTCTGAATTATTAGACAATTCATTGACTGCTGGTTCTACCGATATTCGGTTGACAATACTTGAAAAAGAAAATGTGCTTATCATATCAGACAATGGCTGCGGCATGAATAAAGAAGAACTAGAAAATTCTGGCTGTTTACACAGCAGAACTGAATCAAGTGCTGACCGTCACGGCAGATTTGGATTTGGTGGTAACCAAGCACAAATTACACTAACCAATTTGGAAGGATCCATTATTAGTTTGTCATCCGATGGGAATATAACTTCTCAACTTGATATCGATTTTCTAAAAGTTATGGAATCTGGTGTATATTATCCATACGCCCACGATATTGCAACCCGTTCTCAGCCCACATGGGATGAACACGCGATTAACAAGCTCGGAAAGGGAACAGTCATTCACGTGCATTTGTCCCAACCCAAACAATCTGAATTGATTGAGCTTATCCAAAGTGATGCAGTTACAGGACTTCGGTTTATGATTGGAACCACGTATAGGGCTCAATTGGCAAATGGTGTCAAAATTAGCATAAAAATGAATGATGTTCATTATCAGATTTATCCGATTGACCGGCTATGTTCTTCTGTGCCAGTTGAATACCCCGAATACCAGCGTGAGACTCATATGATTGAGATAATGCAAAACAAGACAACCGATGAAATTGTTGCACACGTGCTCTTTGATGGAAAACGCGCGTGTTACAAATCAACAAAAAAACTGACTTTCGTGTCAGACCTATCGGATTTAGAGTGCGTTGGTCACATTACGTTGACATTAGTATATTCAACGAAATGGCATGAATTGCAAAAATATGTTTTAGACCAAAACGGCATAACATCTCTGATTAAAGGGCAATCGGGCGTTCTAAAATTCAGAGAATTAACAAATGGAACAGAAATTGTCCGCAATGGTAAAGTAATAGTAGCATTACCAAAACCTCCTAAGGGTGGGGGAGATAAGGCAGCAATCAAATATCATGATGATACGAGGTCACGTATTGAGTTTCGCGCAAATAAGACGATGGACGATGTCTTCAATATACAAGTTAACAAATCAAAAGTGAATGTAGATTTGATTCATCCAAATATAAAGAAAACCATTGAGAACATTAGATATACGTTTTCTGAAAAATGTTACAAGGCATCTTTGCAAACTGCGCCAACTAAATCGGCATTTGCGGGGGGAGCGCCTACTAACCAAGTTTCATTGCCACCGCCTTTGGTGCGTTCACCGTCGCAACTTATTGCTGATACTGAATCCGAAACTTCTGAGTTAGATTCAGTATGTGATTCGGACAATGAATCAACTACAGACGAAGAGGTTGAAACTGCAATTGTCGCTATGCCAAACGAAGAAGTTGCGCCTGCAATTGTCGCTATGCCAAACGAAGAAGTTGCGCCTGCAATTGTCGCTATGCCAAACGAAGAAGTTGAATCTACAATTGTCGCTATGCCAAACGAAGAAGTTGAATCTACAATTGTCGCTATGCCAGTAGTTGTTCCAGATTTGACTCATATAGTTAGTGCATCCAGGCGTTCATACCTTAGACGAATCAAAGGAGAAGAAATTCTTGCAAGATGGTTGAATTCTGGTCAACATCTCGATTCATTCAATTCAATTCTAGATGAATTGCACATTGCATATTCGGAGAATTGCGCAGCAAAGCAATTGAGACGATATTTGATTATATGCACGGATTTGACATTGAAATGCTATTTGCTTATTCAGCTCATTCAAGAACGACATGAGTCGCCAGAAGATCATATGTTAAAGGGCGATGAATTGCGACGAACATCCAACGCAATATTCGGATCCGACAATGATTCAGACTAATAACCAAAAGACAAAACAAATAACAAAAACAATAAATCATAAAAATAGTGTTCATTAACACTTTTTTTTGGAACACGTACATAATATTCTGTATAAACAAACTTCAACAACAACGTAAAGAATAAACGCCATTTAAAATAACGAACCACCTATTATGCCATTCCCACTATTATTTGTCGTGTGTATTGTCGGTATTGTTGTCGTAGGAATTGTAATAGATATGTTAGTGTCAGTTGTGCGAGATGTTAGATCTCGCAGGTCTAGGAAAACATCGCCGCTAAGTGAACGTGAAATCCAGATGTAATAAAACAAAATCTTATTGTTTTATGCGAAACGTGCGAAATACAGGTCGCCAAAAATCGCGGTTTGCATCTGTATACCCGTTTGGATTGTTATGCGAACGCAAGAATTGATTATTACAGTCAATATTATAAATGGGTCGGCCAGTGCGATAGAAAATATCTAGTTGTCGTTCTCGCCAGAAATGCTGTTTGATATTTGCATCAGAAATCATGATAACGGGTTCCATATGTATAATAAATCGTTACATTTTTATATAGGTTATAAAAATGTTCCACATAAAGATTTGGACAGCTAATTAACGACGACCGCCATTACGGTTCTTTCTTGACGCGCTCGTTTTGCTCGGCAGAGTTTTTTTGTTCGTCTTGTTCGGCTTATTCTTTTTGTTCGTCTTGTTCTGGTTGTGAGTCTGGTGTTTTCTTGTTTTTCCGCCACCATTAAAAGTAATAGTATAACCCGCGTTAAGAATAGCAGTCGCAAAATCAACATTTCTTGCCAGACTCTGTAGTGCGCCGTTTGCATATTTATTGTAATCATTGCCAGTCTGATCGTTGGAACCCGCAATTGCAATTAGCAAAGGAATGGCTCCTGAGTCATTAACTAATTTCCGAATATTATCGTCTGTACCTGTGGTTATTATCCCCAACACACCTGCCGCCAACGACTTGAAGTTATGTTGGCCTGCTCTCAGTGCATCGGTTAATCCGCGGATTGTCCCTTCGTCTGCAAAAGCTTTATATTTTGGGAGTTCCCACGCGTCTGCAAAAGCTTTATAATTCGCGAGTGCCCCTGCGTCTGCCAAAGCTATATAATTTGCGAGTGCCAGACGCCATAACAGCCTAACCGCCGACAACTTTAACTCCTCATTTACAGATGCTAATAGGCGGATTAGAGTCCGAATGCAATTTTCAGTATTTGCAATAGCCAACGGAATAATAATATTATAAGGATTGTCACCAGTAGTAGTTTTAGGTCCAACCATATTATACAACGTATCTACTGCCATCAGCCTTTTTGCATCAGTTATTTCACCAGACGCCAATATATTGACGAGTGTTTTGGTTGCAGTCGTGATAAACTCAATAAATTTGTTCGTATTCAGTCTATACTGGTCTCTATAGTCTCTATAGTCTTCTTCGACCAAAAAGTGTTTCAATGCGGCTATTGCCTTAGGTCGAATGTCAATGCTTTCTCCAGTCGCATTGATGAACGGTTCTGTCATCACCAGTTCAATGAACCGTATAATGTCATTCTCTTCAATAAAAATCGGGTGAGCGCCACGCCCAACCACTTTCACCTTCGTCAGTGCGGTAACCGCAAGTACCAATACTCGATTAGAATTTGGATTTCGAGGACGCCGCAGAGCACAGTTACGTGCTAGCGTGATAAGCATAGCTGCGGATACTCCCTTAGATAATAGTTCAATTGCGAGATCATCGCTGCCCATTTTATCCACCAACACTTGCATTGGCGTGTGAGTTCTGGCGGTGTTCACTTTATTGACAATATACCGCATTGTACCTTCATTAATAATAAGGTACGGTTTGTTTGATAGTATCTTATACATAATGTCGTGAGCCTTTGGAATATCGTATTCAAACGTCTCGATAAACAGATAGTCGGCCATAGTGCTAGCTTGATATTCTAACTTCTCGGTGGTATTATAGGGTTCCAGAAGCACCAAGGTTTCAGTCGCAATCTGCTTAATTTCCTCATTACTGGACGCCGCTAGCTCGTTTAGTACATCAATTTTCCCTACCGCAGCAATCGCGAACCGATACTCCTCGTGTTTCACCAACCCATGGATCACTTTTATCGCATTCAATTGGATCTCTATATTTCTATTCGGGCCCATTTTTTCAAATATTCTGGCAATGGCTTTCTTTATACGAAGAATAACATTACTTGCCATTTTGCTAGTTGTTATTGCTGCCAATGCTCCAAGAATATACTCGTCTAATTTTGGGCCGCCAGTATCAAGTGCGATGACTAATTCGTCAATTGCATGCGATTGGAAAATTCTCCCAATAACATATGCAGGCCTGTATTCGTCATCATCGTCGGCATTGTTGCCGATCGACACAACGTTACACAACGCCCTTGCCGCATTCTCTCGGGCTCTCGCTAGGATAGTGCCGTCTTGACACAAACCGAGTATAAGCTCCTTACATTGCAACCCGCCAACAAGAACCTCCATTAAATCAGCAATTGGAACAATGTTGGCGGGGGTTTTGGCGAAATCCCCTAACAATCCAAACGTTGCCGCCTTAACATAACGATCACTGGATTCGGCTAGATTGCGCAGAAGCTCAACATTTTTGGCAACATCTCGATCTTGTATCTGCGGTAGTATCCAGTCTGCTGTACGTCTAAGAGTCTCGTTTTCAGTTGAGACAATTTTTAGTTTTTCGATTTTATCGGGTCCATCGGCTCTGCCCAGAATCTCCTCGGCAAAACCCAACCGCTTTATCGTATATAAATCTTCCTCTGCTGAATCACCTTTATCATAATGGCCTAATAACACGATCAACCGATTGACAATATACAGAATGATGCCTTTGTCTATACGATTAAATTCTGTAAAAATATGTTTTTGTATTTCGTTATAATCCGCATCAATACCAATTATTCCCGAGCTATCTACCATACTAAACAACACATCTTTCGCTATCTCCTTGGCAGTCGGTTCGCCGTTGTTCGCTAGATTAATAAGCGCTTCAACACCACCCGACTCTGATAAAGTCTGGATATACTTGTTGCGGTGTGGTGAGGATATCCGTTTTGGCAATGATTGTAACGCGGTCAACTTTTCTGGATTCGTTCCGCGATTGAGTTGCATTACCAATTCCGGAATCCTAGCTATTAGCGCGTTCGCGCGGTCAATTAATAGCTGCAGACTTTCACGATCTGCTTTAATTTCATCGTTGACCCTCCTACGTCTATCATCATGTTCCGCGTCTTCATCCGCTTTCTTCCCGTCTTCAACCGCTTTCTTCCCGTCTTTATCAGCTTTCTTCCCGTCTTCAACCGCTTTCTTCCCGTCTTTATCAGCTTTCTTCCCGTCTTTATACGCTTTCTTCGTGTCGTTTTTATCTTTTTCCGTTATTAGGTTGAACTGCCTTACTCTTTCCGCCTCTTCCGCATCTTTCGCGGAATGGATACGGGTTTGATCGGACTTAAAATAAACATATGTGATAAGTAAACGTACCTGATCAGGTAGGTCAAATAATGTTACTTTGTTATCCTTTATAACATTGCTCCAATCTCGAATAGCGCCCCAAGAATTCTTTATAATTAACTGTGGTGATCTGGCATCACCCCCAAACCCGGATATTGTTACAGAGTGAGCTAGACTGGGACCACCGCGCGAATTGGTTACTCCGTATAATGCCAGCCCAGCATAATACCCAGTGATATTCATTGCATTGAATACCTCAGGATAGTAATCAGTGGGCATAGGACATATACGTGTAGTACATATAGGAAGCGCCCTTCTCAAAATGATTTCGTCGTTAGCTACTCTTTGTTTTATAACCATAATTATATTAAGAAGACGATCAATTAGTTTATACAAATATTCTCGTTTAGGAGACGAATCAATATTATATGTGTCATCACCATTTAATAATAACGTAGATACTATATTTTTACGTAATATTCGGGTTTGATTTTTAAAAAGATCTATTAATAGTTGTAATGAATCAGTTAATTGAGCACCCCTACAGCCATACCTGTTTCTTACCTCTTTATACAGATACGCATATAGCAATGCCGAAATATTCTCGGTTGGCATCCCATCACCGTCTACGTTTGTGCTGCATTTAGGTTCCTTCTCAAAGCATCTAAAAATATTATCCTCACAATCTTCCTTGCTATAATACTTATTACATTCCTCGGGCCTTACATTCTTAAACAAATCTGCAAATTTTACTTTAATCAATCTTGAAAATATTCTTGCCACAGTGTGTGCATAACAAGTTCCCTCTTGTCCTTGATCACTAACTGTATTAGATTGAATCCGCAATAATGGATTTCCTGATGGATTTCCTGATGGATTTACTTTCGTATTACCTAAACTAAAACTTGCCATATGTGTATATATATTGATTACATATATATTTGTCCCATATTATGCGTAAAATCCGAAATAATAATATTTTATCGGAATGTATAGAAGTCGATGGACCCAGATAATGTGGAACCAGTAAACATAGGCGTTGTAGATGTTCCCAAATATATTCCTTCCTTTGTAAATATTGGATATAGTAAAATACCGAATGCGGGGCTGGGTATATTTGCAAATACTCGGATAAATAAGGGGACATTTCTAGGCAATTATATGGGTAAAATATACGACGACATAAGCACCTTGTCTAAGTCTGATTACATATTTACTAGCAAGAACCGAATAAAAACATTTTCAATAGATGCGGCGAATATTGAAACATCAAATTACACACGTTTCATTAATTGTGCGGCAATTGGTACAGATAATGTTATTGTGGCAAGACACAGAGATGCAACTGGCGGAAGCGTTTACGTCAAAACGGATGGGAGCCAAATAGACATTGACGGGTATATATTTTTCTTTGCGGCGCGTGATATTGAGCAAGGCGAGGAACTATTATATGATTATGGAATTAGCTATCGTAATAAATTGGGTATTTAATGCCAGTTAAAAAACATCAAAAATGGGTTTATTTTGATGTTTTTTAAAGTAAGGTTCTCAATATAGTAAAAATAAATCATTTAACGACGACTACTCTTACGGTTCTTTCTAGACCCGCCCTTCTTGGGCTTGGGCTTGGATTTAGACTTGGATTTATTCTTTTGGCTACGACGCGGTTTACGTTTTAATCCAGATCCAGGCATAATGTGCTTTATATTGTACAATTTTTGATGGGTGCTTGATTCAGTATTGGGGTCGGTAATGTCACCGCCTGAAAATAAATCAACGATTTTATTCGTTTTTTCATATTTAACTACTAACGCATCGCCAGTTGCATATGCAGAACCGTCAGTTACGGTTAAAACAATTCCAGATTGCTCGGCAGACGGGTTTGTAACATCGTTTATCATAAAATATCGTTTCCCCGCTTCTACGGTTCGTATATCCACCGCCTGATCGTTGATGTAATTTGCAAAGTCCAAATCTTCTACACTCATTTATATATTATCTAAACATTTTTTGTTGAATATTTTGTCCAATATTACGACGAATTAACCTAAAAATCATAAAATACCTATTTTATGATTTTGGTATTAAAACGCAACCTACATAGTTATTTTTTATGCGCGCGCTTTGATTTCATCGTTTTTCGCTTGCTATATGTCCGCTTTGAAGTTTTATTTTTGCGTTGAGAAGACGAACGTTTATGTTTTCGTCCACCATATAGCGAAGAATTGATGTCCTTATAGATGTCGGGCATATGGTCTAATAAAAAAAGATGCAAGTGATGATAGCGATTTCGCATAAGTTCTTTTTTATCAAATACCACCTTCATAGCCCGCATAACCTTGATATCTTTCATAAATCTCTCTTAATTTATCCAGTTCCACCTGTGATACTTTATAAGGGTAATAATACGAACTCGCCCTATCGTACTGGGCTAAAAATTCTTGGGTCGCGGATATCGGCAGTTTGACCGAGGGTTTCTCCATTTTGTATACAAAATGGGTATATTTTATTTGATCGTAATCCGAATAATCCGTAATCAGTTGCGCAAAATACTTAAAAACTAAATATTAATTATATCTATATTTAATAATGGAAAAAATTAGAGTTTATCTTGAAATCAAAAAAGACAGTAATATTAAATATGAATTTGATAAAACTAAAAATGAATTAGTTGTAGATAGAATATTACCTGAACCATATTATTATCCATTTGCTTATGGATTTATTCCGAATACATTGGCGGATGATAATGATGAATTAGATATTTTACTGATTACAGAAAAAGAATATAATATTGATACTTATGTAGAAGGTTATATTATTGGCGGATTAGAAATGGAAGATGAGAAAGGTATGGACGAAAAAATTTTTATAGTACCTTGCGATGAATATAAAAAGTTATCTGATATTTCACAAATGAACGATGAAACTTTAAATGAAATAGAATGGTTTTTTTCTAATTATAAAACTAAATGTGATCATAAATGGTCAAAGGTGTATGGTTTTATTTCTCGTGAAAAGGCGTTTTGTCTTTATCAAAAATGTAAAAGTAATAAGATTTTGGAATAGATATGGCAAATTTTTCGTAAAAATCATAAAAAAGGGTGTCTTTTTATGATTTTATTTGTTAGGTTATCGTTAGCATTTTTCAAATATACACCCCCAATTTATTCAGAGGTTGATCTTTGATACCAATCTGGCTTTTCTCTTTTCTTGTTCCAAGTTGCGATTTTTTGTTTTTCTTCTGACATATAATAATTTCTGTATGCGAGAACTGCGTCAGTTGTCTTGTATTTATCTGGCATTGCTAATGCGAATGGAGTTAATCCTACATCGGCGAACTTGTCGTCGCTTGGTATATGTTCTCGGAGATGCAGTGCAACGAGATACGATTTGTGGTATTTTGTATCAGAATGACCATAGCGATATCTCCATTCTTTGTGTAATTCTTCAATCAAATCCAATACCCAGACAAAGTTGTCTTTTGATGTTCTGCACCATATCGTTACTGGATGGTTTAGATGCGCTTGTCTATACAATATACTATTTGTGTCATCGTCTGGGTCTAGGACCCGTTTTGCCGTACACAACATTTGCACGGCTTCTAGCAGTATTTTGCTTACGTGTTTATCCATCATGGCCTCCGCGATTTCTTTTTGAATTAATGATAATATAAATATGTTCATTTTAATTGGTTTTACATTCGTTGTTGAGATTGATAAAATACATAAAAGGTTTTCAATTTTATGTATGGATTGTATTAGTTTTCGGAATTTATAACCTATAACGATGCGGGCAAAACGCAATTGGATAGATTAAGTATTGAAAATCATCAAAATGAAGTGTTTTTATTAAAAAATTGATATCAAAATATATATCATTTATTATTATAGTAGTAACAATAAATGAAACCAAACAAAATTATACCAGGTTATCAAGGTATAATGGACCTAGATGTAAGACATATGGACCAAAAATATACAAAACAAGCAATTGAACAACATTATAATGATATAAAAAAATACAAAGCAGAACAGGAACTATTAAAACCAGAGCATAGATATGAGAATACCGTCATACGTATGAATAAAAAACTGGAATATTTTCGTATGAAAGAAAAAGCTGACTCGGACGCTATTGCAAAAGAAGCATTAGAACGGAATATACAATATAATATTCGCAACAAAATAACTTATGGATTCACCCCCATAATCAATGGCGGTTTGCGTCACTAATACTGGTCGTGTAGTGTGCGAAAAACCAGCAACCACTATAAAAATTGGGCGTTTGAAATGAGAAAAGGTGTAAAATCATTAAAATGAAGTGTTATTTGACGATTTTATGTAACGGGTTCTCAATGTTGTATGTTATAAGACTGACTATCATGCATCAAATTTGTAAAACATTAGGCTCTCTCGTCCACATCCAGGGCAATAATCGGTATTGTTTGTGTTATTAAATGCATATTCACATTCATCATGCATTGTTTGTTTGCAAATGGCGCAGACAATATAATATTCTGTAATTTGGTGTTGACATATGATACATACGTGACGCTTTTTGAAACAAAAATGTATATTACCCATATTATTCTAATATACAGTTGGAAATTTTACTTTGCACAATTCAGGGTTCTCGTTATAGTAAACTAAAACGTTAAAAATTATTTACGATGTTTCATCTTCTTCGTTTTCTTCATTTTCTAATTCTAAATAATATTCTATGTCATCGCCTGTCCACCCATTCATGCTATATTCTTTCCACAGTTCTTCAAAACAAGATTGGCACCATAATTTGTCGTTTTCTTCCTCCTTTGTGAGAATGTATATATTATCTTTATTGCAATTTATTTCACCAGTACATTCCTCACATATTTCTATATCTATATTCGTATTTTCTTGAATAACTTCCTCTGTGCTCATTAATAAGGTAATATAATTTTTTATTTTTATATAATTTTTATTATACACCTGTGGATAATTATACGCATTATACAGTTAATGACGTAGACTTATCTACTTGAACTTCTTTGAGAACATTATGCATAATTTTATCTTCAAATTTCAGGTCTTCTTCTTTGCCATAACCTCCCAGCGCCGCCTTGTGGAACTTGAAGTAATCCTCACATACATCAGTACCAATCTGTTCCACCGCGGGTTTATTGTCACTGTACCATCGCCACAATTCCTTCATATTTTTCTTTGCAACGCCTCTTACCGCTTTTCTCATCTTTGTCTTATCAGCGTCATCCTTCTCCCATTTGTCTGCGTTTTTGATATAGATCGTTTCTCGTTTTAGGTCGGTGCAGTGCAATGGTCGTGTGTGCATATCCATATCTCGGAAGCGGTGCGCCATAACGGTGGAGATGCCTTCTACAAAACCAACCTGCCCAGTGTGAATGAACTCGTCGCGGGTAACTTCAATGGAATTAATGAAATCGTCCATACTGATGGCATCCTTGCAGGTTTCATTCAAGAACACATTGAGATTGAACTTGTTGTTTGTGGTATTGTTGATATTGTTATTACAATTGGTATTGCCTGCTTTATTCGCAAGTTCCATCATCTGCTTATTTTGTTCAAGGATAAGTGTTTTGAATTCTTGGTTTTGTTTCAATAATTCTAATACTAATGCAGCATCAATGGTGGGTGGCGGTGGTATATTATCCGATGTGCTAGCCGACGGTTCATTTGTATAATTGCATACTTTGGTATGACGATTAAAACTTTGCCGATGTTTATACATATTTCCACAGTCACAAGTATATGTAATGCAACATTGCGGAGCATTGTCGGAGCATTGACGAGCAATATGTTTGGCAGTTGTTAAATGTTTATTAAAGTTGGTTAGATTGCTGCATATATAGTCACATTTTTCACAGTTGTATTCTTTACCTAATTTTTGCAACTTTTGGCGGAGCATTTGTTGCTTATATATGCTCCGCAGAAATTGTCTAAATCATTTGTCCGCATAAAACATTAAAAAAGTATGCAGTCAACATTTTCACTGAAAAATCGGAATTTGCTGCATTATGCTCATAACGTGTTTTTCGGAGAGGCCTTTTGCAACATTTACCTGGCACTTTTGAAAAATGGACAAAAATAAATGTCCATTTTCACCGAGCGATGCCATTTCTTTTCTGGACTTTTATAGAGAGTGAATAGAGTAGTATAATAAAAGTATCCCTTGCGGTGTGGCGAAGCCCCACATTGGGGTGTTTCAAATAAAGACCCACTACGTATTACCCCCACTCATTTCTAATTCGCCAATAAAAGGGCTAAATTTGATGATATTATTAAAATTATTGTCAAGGTTCTCCTTACTCTTGTTCTCATTTGAAACACCTAATTTTTTAAAAATAATATCTCATCTTCTTGGGTTTTTATTATATTTTTAACAAATTGTGATATGTTATTTTCTTTTTCTAGTAATTTTTTACTCATATGAACTGCCATTGAATGATGTGGTATCATACCTAATTTATATTGTGTTTCTGATATTAGAAATTGATTTCTAATGCACCATATATTCAATATTATCAATGATAAACCTATAAAAAACACACTTATTTCTTGATAAATCAATCCCATAAATAAAAACATCCAACCCGTCATGAGTAGTGTCATATATGCGTCATTTATACTAAACCGTATATCATCCACTTTATCTACCCATAAATTCATAGTTGATAATAGACCTGACCCCAACATTATAAAAAACATAATAATATAATGATTGGGTTGCGAATGTTTCATTGTATTATTTATATATTATATAAATATAAATAATGGGCGTTTACACCCTTGGTAATTGTATAAAGAAACGTAAAACTAGCAAACACAAATAACCTCATTTATGTTAAGATTTGCGTCTTTTGTCGTATATTATTGTCAATGTTCTCGTTGACCATAATAAAACACAAAAATATACAAAATTAGTGGATGATATGCAGTATATAATATTAAAAATGTCTCTGGTCATTCATCTCATTCAAACAAAATAGCGATACACGTTTCGTTTTCCTTTTTTGTGTTCAATCCTTTGTGCCTTGCCTTCCCTGAATAATTTTTGCAGTCTATAATTTATAGTATTATCAGACGTTTTACCTTTAAATTTATGTGGGTACTGTTCTAGAATTAAATTCGTGATTTCATTTTCCGTCTTGGGTTCTTCGTCTAAAAATTGCAATATGTAGAAATCCCAAGTGTCTGGTTTTGCAGTATTTGTACGTTCTTTATTCAGAAATACAGTTTTTTTATCGGATACAGAATTTGTTGTGGTCGGTTCTATCTGAGGAAGCAAGTTAAGTGGTTCATATTGAGCACTAGTTCTTTCTTCTACTGATCTGATACTTTTTGAGGGAGAGCTTAACGATATGTTCTCTTCCTCTTCCAATGATTTCAGTGATTTCGGTGATTTCGGTGACTTATCCAATGATTTCGGCGACTCATCCAATGATTTCGGTGACTCATCCGGGTAAAGATTCTGCAATGCATTCACTTTAATCATTATATTTGCAGCAATATCTTTGTTCAACGATGCAACCTCTGCCAGTTCGTTAATAATTTTCGTCTGTTTTCTGGTTAAACTCTTCATACCACCGCGTTTGATAGTTTCGCGTTTTTTTCGTTGGTTGGGTCGTTTGGATATGGTTTTCTTCGCCATTTATACATTATACGCAGAAATTAAACGTAAAACTCGCAAACACAAATAACCTCATTTATGTTAATATTTACGTATTTTTACCGGATATTATTGTCAAGGTTCTCATTACTCTTGAAAATAATAGTCAAATATACAATGCAAATCACAATGCAAGAGGTTATGCTCAACACGATTACGCATCAATGGTAATTTCATTATGTGAGTGCTTTTTCTTACACCCCCTTTTATGAGCACTTAACGCCTGTTTGCTTTTGCCATTGAAATCGTTACATAGGTCACATTTAAACAACCGATCTTTAACATATGCATATTTCGGTTCTAGATATCTGTCCAGAGATGGTAGTGCGAGTTCTTCAATTTGAGAATTCATTCTCTTCGTGAAATCTCGTAACACGGTTTGTAATGATTCCTTTTGTGCAATAAATGCGTGATAGTCAACATTAATATCATCTAGAATATCCTTTGAAATAGAACAACTATCGTCATCTGTATAAAAGTCCTTTAATTTCGGTGATAAATTATCTATAATGTCAACTGCAATACGTATCTGTTCAGCATTATACTCACATTTCTGAATATACACTAACACGTTACCCTTATTAATATCTATTTGAAAGTTTTGTTTAAATGCAATCCCACTATGCTGGGAAATAAAAATGCCGGACATATTTAACGTATCAATGTCCCGTATGAATTTTGATATTTCTTCCTTTGGAATGTTATAATTATATTCTTTGTTCTCAATCATGACATCTGGTTTATCAGTTCTTTTCATAATAAAATCTCCACTGGCTTTGCTGCCGGTGGTGTTTGTAATTTCAGCCGAGGTATAAATAGATTGTAGTACCGATGAAAGTTCTCCTTCTCCGAATTTGCCTTTGTGGGTGGAATTTTTATATTTACCCAAGAACCCTTCAAGTTCTCCGAATAATTTGTTTTGAGCAACAACAGATTGATTAGTAGATTCTTTAATGGTATTAATATTAGTAGTCAATCGTTCTTCTGATGCATTCAGTGTAGAATATAATGGATGTTGAATATTTTGTATAATACTACTGAGTTTGTTCTCAATAGTGCTTAGAAAATCCGTTTGAGCGTCTTGACTATTAATGTGTGCAGTTAATTTCTGAGTATCACTTGTAATTGTATCGTGTAGGTCTCGTAGGTTCTCTTTAATTACTGAATGAAGCGACAAATTAGTTCTAGGAATAATATCATTAAGCAAGAGCGCAGTCTTATCAACTAGTATATTATTGCTTTTATCAATCAATGAACTAATCTTTTCGTTCGCCGTAAGAGACGATGTATTAATAATATTCGTAAAATCACGAATATATTCAGACTTAATATTATTCATTTGTAATATCATCTTATTGTTGATATCAGTTGTTAGAGTATTAACGTTTTGATTAACCGCATTTACACATTCAGCAATGTTCTCAATTCGGGATTGGTTTTCTTTCATAAAGGACAATAGTTGCGTGTTAATATTGCTACTGATATCATTCGTCATGTTATTGAATATGGACTCCATAAAATCAACCAATAACAAATTAGCACTTTCAAAGTTCACATTCGGGTGAGTATTATAAAAATCCCAAACCTTTTTATTCTTCAATGCAAGAGTGTAGTCATTCTTTGTATTCATTGTAAATATAAGATATATGATTACAATCTCTTTATATAGTTTAAATTAGAATCTTATTAAACCTATTAAATATTTGAAAAACTTAATTAAAAACTTAGTAACTATTTAAAAAACCTAACCGAATTCTTAACAAACTTAATAAAAACTTAATAAACTTAAAATATAAAAAATCAATTAT